CTCCGGGTTGAATTCTTTTTTTTAAAGTTGGAATAAGAAAATCTTCAAAGTATTCTCTATGAACTTTATACCACTTATCAACTGAATTAGGATAACCTAAACCAATATGTGTATCACCTATTAGATAAATCTTTGCCATATTATAATATACTTTTTTACTTAGTATTTATAGTCTAAAAACACAAATAGTTTTACTCTTCATTTTTTTCAGATTTTCTTCTAGCTTCCCTAGCACATTTTTCACAACCACTACCAGAATACAAATGAGCGTCTGGTGTTTGTTCAAAAACTCCATGAACTGGACATATTATTTTGACTTTAGTTCTGCAATTTTCATAAAGAACTAAATCATAATTATACTTATTATTGTGTTTAATTCTAGATCTAATTATAAAATCTTTACTTTTTTTATTTTTTCTATTTAAAGCATTAAACTCTTTTTCAATCGATTTCTCTTTTGATTTGCAATTTTTATTACAGAACTTTCTATCTGGTCTACCATATTTTATTTCCTTAACACAATATCTATAATTACAGTTCATTAATTATCTATTAAATCTAAAAAGTGGAAAAGGCAAAATTTACAACATATTTGAAGTAAAACGACTTAGAGATAAAAACATGAAAAATATATAAAGAAAAGTACAAAAAATAATTAAAAAGTATGGCATTACCACATTTTACACAAGTAACAAATGCAGGCTCACCGGGTGGACCAGGAACTCTACCAGATGAAGTAGTATATCTTAACTTGTTTGAGATAACTTTTATCTTACCAGTTATCTTACAAGCACAGGGAAGAGATCCTATCTTATTGCTTCAAAACGCAACTAAAATCGACTTAAACTTAACTGAATTCGACGTTGCAGAAAAAACTCAGAGATTTAAATACTCTACAAGATTATTTATGGCACCTCCAACTAAAACGGATGTGGCATTTTCTATTCCATTACAAGTAAACGTGAATCAAGCTGGTTCTATGGAAACTTGGAATACAATGAAAGCGTGGTATGATTTAGTATTTAACTCTCAAAATGGTGCACTTCACTATAAATCTGACATCATCGGAACAGTTATTGTTAACCAACACGATAAAAAAGGTGTGGTTCTTAGAAGAGTAACTTTCCAAAACGTTCAATTAAAGAAAATTGGAGGTTATTCACTTGACTGGGGTTCTAACGCAATCGTTGAAAACGTTGCATTAGACTTCGTAGCTGACTACTTTATCGACGAATATATCGATCAAAACTTCAGAATCGAGCCACCATTGGTTTCTGGATATTAATAATAATAATACAAATAAAAAACCCATCAAATTTGATGGGTTTTTTTGTTTTATAATGTTTGTAATTAGAAGCTTGGCATACTAAAGTTGCCAAAGTTAGGAGAACTCATATTTCTCATCATACCGTCATAATTTGGCATTCCTTTAGATTGTTCACCTTCTTGTTTCTTACGAGAGTTATCTTCTTCCTCGGCAAGTTCATTAACAAGTTTGATGTTTTCTTCCAATAACCAAAATGGCCAACTATCAATTGCAGATTCTTGTAATCTCCAGTGTTTTTGAAGTAACAACTTATTCTTTAATATATGCGTCAAAGGCATCTGGAACAACGAAAATACCTGAGGCTCCGTTGGGAAATTGCATATCTGTGCGGACCTCCTCACCGCACTCACAAGTTGATTTTAATTCAGAAATACCAATAGTCATTTTTCCAACAGCTGCATTAAGGAATTGAAAAGAAATATCATCCATTTCTTCAAACTCTTTTACTTTTGACTTAACACCATCAATAGTAATTGAAGATCTTCCAGGCATTAAGAAAGGAATAATTTTCAAAAAGGCCAAGTTTGGAGTTCTTTTTTCTTGATTTTCTCTAATGATATAATCAGTGAAAGCTTTTTGTAGACCTATATTTGGAGGACAAAGTTCAAAGAATTTACCATTTACAGTTTTAAACTGAAATGTTCTTGTAGCAAGATTAAAATATTTTTCTAACTTCTCATCCATTTCATGGAAATGGAAGTTACTTCTTACCAATTCAACTTTCAACTCCTGACCACAACCACACTTAACAGTAACTGCTAAAGCATTTCCTTGTTGGAATGTCAACTCTCTGATTAAGAAAATTAAAAATAATCTGTCTTGGTCTTTAATCTCTAAATAAGAACCTATTTTGCCATCAGGGAATTTAATACGAACACATGCTTGAAGCATATCATTCATTTTTTCAACAATATCATAGAAGTTGTTATCATCAACCATTGCATAGGATTGAATCTCTCTAACTTGCGCTGGACGAACCATAAATAGTGTTCCTGTAGGATAAAACTGACCACAAGGCAATTCTCTGATATCCATATTGAAATATTGCAAGTCACTAGTTCTATTTACCTGTGGATTCTCCACAAAAGGAATATCACCCGAAGCTTCTTTTTGACCTTGATCTAAGTCTTGTAAATGTCTTTTTAGGTAATCCTCTTCCGACATTTCATTTTTATTATTTGACATATAATTTTAGATTATTTTTTTTATATATTACATATATTATCTCCTCTATTATAATCTGAATTCACTAAAAAGTTTTATTTAAATAAAAAAACCCTCAACTTTTTAAGGTTGAGGGTTTTAAATTATTTTTCTTAAAGATTATCCGTTGATGAATCCACCAGCTGCGATAGCTCCTGTTCTAAGAATTGTTACATTGTTTACGATGATACCCATACCTTTAATCGGTTCAACATATGTATCAAGAACACCAATTTGGTTGTCAATAATCTCAGGAGTGTTGTTTTCCTCATCCATTTTATTGAAGTAGTTATATAAACCATTCTTACTTACATAAGTCTCACAGATAACATCTGCTCTTAATTTAATATCTGATCTGATATCAGATGTGTTGAATTTCCATTGGAAGTCTAACAACATTCTTGATAATTCTCTCTCAAGTTCGATTAGAACCTCTCTTACGTGGATGTAAGAAAGAGCTGACTTAACAAGCGTTTGAGCTGTATTCTCAGTTTCAATAATGAATCCTCTATTTCTTTTGAATACTAGTGGATTAATTTGTGCTTGATTCAAATATTCGATATCCTCTGGTGTGAAATCCTGTTCAATTGAATTGATTCCAGTGATTCTACCATTTGTAACACCCGCTGCGATTGTCCAAGGAGTAACATTTCCAACATTTGAAATATGTTTAGCCATATAGGTAGTCGCAACAAACGGTGCTGGTGGATGATCCAATGGTCTACCATTATCATTAATGTTTACATAAGGGAAGAAATAACCTACACAAGTTGTTCCTGCTCCATCAGCAAATGAGTAAAGGAATGCTGGATTACTTTCAGGGTCACCACCTTTAGAAACATATTCCATTTGTAACACACCTTCTGTGTTTACGAATGTTGGTGAAGAAGAGTTTTTAAACATTCTCGCAGATGGCATATTAATGAATCCAAATGCGTCTAATCTATCACCACAGATATCAACTAATTGTTGTTTACTCTTTTCTGTAAGACCTAAACCAAATGAGTCAACTAAATATCTAAAGTCAATTGCCTCTTTGTTAGTCAATGATTTAAATAAAGGAGTTCCTTTAGCGACTAAGTTCAAAACAGAGTTTTGTCTAGCTTCAGTTCCATCAGGTAAAGAAGCATTTCTGATTCTAAATCCTTTCAAAGAAAGAACCTTATAAGTTGTAGCATATTGGTCAACAGTTGAGTATCTTTGTGTTTGAAGTTGTCCTCCAGAGAATCTTGTAGCGATTCTTGAATCACAAGTAACCTCAGTTAAAGAAGCATCACCAGAGTATTGTCTCTTAGACAAGATTCTTGTAAGTTTTCTTGGATATTGACCAGTTTGTAATGTGGTAGCATCGTAGTAAGCTTCTAAGAAATCACCAACTTTTACTTCTGAATATCTCTCACCATTAATTAAAACTTTATTTGGAACTTGAACATATCCAGATGGAATTTCAATCTCTACTGTTTGTTTGAAATTTGATTTTTCAGATTTGATGTAGAATGTGTTGTTTGCTAAAGCCGCAACATCAACATCAGTTGCTAAATCAGAATCTTTAAATTCAACATATAATGTTCCATCGTTATCTACATACATTCTCAAATAATGTCTAACAAGATAGTCATACATTCTTGATACATCTGTAAGTGACTCATAAACAACTTCTTCAGCTACTGTGTAAGCGTAGTATTGAGATGCTCCAGAACCGTTACCGTATCCTAAAAGACCAGCAATTTGTTGTGGAGTTTTTCCGTTAAACGCAGTCACTTCGTTAGAAGCTATCGTGAATGAACCTTTATTTAAGGTAGAATCAGGGAAATAAACTTGTTCAAATGTCGCTAAGTTAATTTCAGTATCCCAGTTTGCAACATCTGATCTGAAAATGATATAATCATAACCAGCCCAAGATTGAGTGTTACCACCATTTGTTGCTTCTTCACCATCTACGAATAAAACATCAACTGTTGTATTAAGTAAAGTTAAATTACTAGCTGATGCTCCAGATGCGTCTAAGAATAATCGGTTACTAAAGAAGTAATCTTTTGTATTAATTTGACCATCGTAGTTTTTAGTGTAGAATGTTGAGTATTTACCAACAACACCAATAGAATCACTGTTATTATTGATATCAGCCATATCTGATTTAGTCTGAACACCTTCACTTCCTAAGATAAACTCATTATCTTCAGTGTAGATTACTAAATAACCATTTAAGATATCAGATAACTGAGC